GCTTTAGACGCAAGATATTTATCGGGGTCAAACGCCATGTTATCTTCCTAAACGCTGTTTAATTTGTGCAGAGCGTGGGTCGGTTGGGTTAGAGTTAGCCCAATTTAATGCTTCTTGGTCTTGTGGACTTAATTGTGTACCAACATTTTTTTCAATTAAACGCTTTCCACTTGGCCCAGCTTGAGCTTCAAGTGCTTGAATAGCTAACTTACGAGCATCTTGCTTTTGTTTAATAACTTTTTCGCTATCACCTAATTGTGGGAAATATTTGCGTTCCTCATCTCTATACTCGTTAGGGCCAATAACTGCACCCGATTCTTTACGCAATACGGCAGTAATAAAGTTTCTACGAGCTTGGTCAACTTGTTGTTGTTCAGGACTTGGGCCACCCAATACTTGAGGTAGCACATTAAATGTAGAACGAACACCTTGTTCTAACTTTTCTCCAACAATAGGTGCTTGACCCATAGTACCGCCAACAGCAGTACGAACTATTCCTGTATTAGTAAAGCCTTTACCTTCTAAATCTGTGGCTAATTTGTTAGCCTCTACTGCTCTCATACCAAAAGCCACAGCGTTAGACTGAGTTTCTGTTAATGGTTTACCACCAATTAAAGGCTGTCCTTGTGGGCCAACAACGGGCTTAGCTTGACCAGTACGAGTATCAACCAAGAAAGTGCCTTCTTCACGCTCAACCACTTGTCCAGCAGTAGGCATTTGTGTTTTTGGCACTCTTGCCAATATTTTGGTTGGGTCTTGAGGGTCACGATACTCAATAAATGTGCCAGTATCAGTTTGTAAAGGAGCACGAAATTTCTCAGCACCTTGAGCAACCACTTCATTTTGACCAGTAGCGAGATTAAATCTAAACACTTTTTCGCCTTCGCCAACCTTTTGTGGTTTAAGCATTTCTGCGGCTTGTGATTTAAGCCAAGATGGGGCGTAAGGGTCAGTAGCAATACCAAACGCTTTACGATAATCAGGCCCAGTTGCAGGGCTAATCATTGAACCTTTTACAGTTTCATATGTTTCTGTAGGTATGTCTGCACCATAAGTAGCTGGTTTTCCTTGCAATGCTTCAAAATATTGCTGACCCATTTTTTGCTGTTGTTCACGCAATTTTTGAGCTAATTCGATAGCTGCTTTATCGCCTTCTTTTGCAAGGCTTTGTCCTGCATACATTTGTGCTAAAGGGGCTAATTGCTGAAATATACTTGGTGCAACATAACGCCCACTAACCATCTGTCCTTGTGGTTGTTGCATACCTTGTTGCAAAAGCAACTGAGCCATTTGCTGTTGGCGATTTAGGGCTTGCTGTTGTTGTAGGATTTCGGGTGGAAGTCCACCAGCTAAATTGAGCATTTGACCATTAGACATAATTATTCCTTAATTGTTTGGAATAAGTTGACCATAAGCACCTACGGATGGCATATTTTTAATAGGTTCGTATTGGTCTTGCCCAGTAATTTGGGTAGGCACTTGACCTTGACCGCCAAATCCATAAACATTTTCTGCACCATATTTTTTCATAGCTTCTTGTGCATTAGCGTATGGGTCACTTTGTCCTTTGCGTAGCATCATAGCCATTGCCATAGGGTTCATACCACCTTGTGTAGTTTGCCCTGCTTGCTGAGTCAAGCCTTGGCCTTGTTGCATAGCAGCTTGTTGCATTGCTTGTTGCTGTGCAATATTTTGAAATACGGGAGCTAACCCACCCAAATCTTGTGGTTGGGGCATTTGTTGAATGTAAGGGTTGTACATATTCATGGTAATAGTCCGTAATCTACGACTTTATAGCCGTCATCGAGGGTTTTAACTGCATAAGGGAATACTTGTTCTACTTCTTGTGCCATGACACCAACATGGATGCCTTCGCCTGCCATTGGGCTTAACTTAATTTCGTCTTTGTATTCAAAGCTATACAAGGTCAAGCCGTTATCCATGACACCGATTGGTTTAATGTTTTCTTTTAGACGCATATCGGAATACTTCATAATTCCAGCACCAGCTAGACCCATTAAACCGCCCATCATATTGGCGTTTTGGGCTTGTTGTGCGTTATATGCACCCATTTGAGCGTTATATCCCATCTGTGATGCACCTAACAAATCAGGGCCTGCGGTGGTTGCTTGTTGGGCAGAATTAACAAATTGTGGGCCAGTTACTTGTGCTCCTGTACGAACCGCAGATAAGGTATTAATTGGTTCATTACGCAAATAGGCTTGTTCTTGCAAAGCTGATTGGCGGGCTTGTTGACCAACACCAAAACCTTGAGTTGTAGCACCTAACAATAAGTCATTTTCACGCTGTGCTTGTAGATTCATAGCCCGTTTATAGGCTTCTGAATTAATTGGAATACCTTGATTGGCTAATTGTTGCTCTAAACGCTCACGACCTTGCTCAATTTGAGGGGCAAGCCGTTGCATATAGGCTTCTTGATAAGTTTGGCTAGGATTAAAGCCTGTGCTGGGTAGTGCTGCCGTATTAAACGGGGTTTCAAGCATATTCTCAACATAGCCTAAACCTTTGCCCGCTAGTTTTCCTAAACCAATACTAGCTTGGTTTTGATAATCTAAAAGTTCTTGTTGGGCAGGACTTAAGCTCTGAGTAGCAGTCCAAGTAGGATTGCCATAGGGGTCAGCACCCGTAATAGCATAATCTAAGTTGCCATAAGGAGTAATTTGGTTAACACGATTAGCTGCTGTAGCAACACGAGCCGCTTCTAAGTTACCTTGAGCAGTTTCTCTTGCTGCACCTACATAATCTGGTGGTGGGGGTGGACTACCGCCTTTTCCCATATTTTTCTCCTAAAAATCTACATTTGTCTTTTGACATTACAAAAAACAGCATATCACCATCAGGGGAAATGTCGAGTAGTCGAGCTTTTTCCTCAAAACCTAAATTTTTGACGAATCCTATTGATTCTTCATTACTTTCTAATACTGGTACTACTATCTTTTCTACCCCCAATTGTACAAAAGGATAGTGAAAAATGGTATATAAATATTTGGGGGTAAGTTGTCGTGTTATGGCAATGTGGCACATTACGGATACTTTGTTGTAATCCTCATACCAAACTCCAGCACTTATTTGTCCGTCTTTAATCCAGCCTATTGTGGTTGAATTTTCAGGGGTAAAAATCATACGGCAATGTTTAGCAATATAAGGCCCTACAACATTTTTATCAGTACATAACACTACAAAACACCCCCTGTTTCCATTACATAATCGGTACTTGCCCATCGTAAATCAATGTTTTGCGATGCAACATTAAGGTTAATTGAGCCTGCATAGCCTATCCCTGTTACGCCTTGCCATACTTTGCTAACAGTTGAGCCACCAGCCCATAAATCCTCATCCCATTTAGCAACATCCCATTTAGAGCCTGCGGTGCTAACTGGATTAAAAGTTACCGCCCCTAATTGGTTTTGGGTGTCAAAATCCACATTTAAACCGCATAAAACAGTCGGTATGCCACCTACGCTTTGGAATATAGGGCGAACCATAGTAAATCGTTTTAATTGCCCTCTGCGGTCAAAATAACTATATGCTTGCTGTGCGGTGGCTGTAATGTTGTTGTTTAGGTCAGCATTGGTGTCATACCATTTGCCAATATAGCCTGTTGAACCAAAATACATACCTTCTTTGCCGTTTACTTCAAAGCAAAAAGCGTTAATTCCTGTAAATTTAGCCCAAGACTTAGTAATGGCGTGCATTACATACTGTTCTTTGCCAATATCTGTAGGAATATTCAAAATCAGCATATTTTCACTAGCATAGTAATTAATTTGCCAGCCAAAATTGTCGTAATACACCGATGCAGCTTGAGAAACAGCAAAATATATCTTATCGGTTAGATTAATGCGAGGGTCTAAACGACTAGATTGCAATGCAGAAGCCAATGGTACTAGACCATCTTGGGTTAAAAGCAGTAAATCACCACCCCATTTAAAGAAACAGCGTCTATTAAAGGTTTGACCTAACTGCCATACCCCTTTTAATGCCCAATCATTAGGGTCTGATGGGTTTGAGCCGTTATAAACTATGGCTTCTCCCATATTGGTCACAAAAACAGCGTAATCGTCTGCTCCTTGACCTGCATCAATAGTCCAAGTTCCCATTGCTTGTAAAAAACCACCATTTCTAGCAATTGCCCCTAGGTCAAAGCTAGTCGCTACACCGCTTATGGAATCTACGCCTAAATACCAAATTTTTAATGTATTTTCTTCGGTGAAATAAAGGCGGTTTTTAAATAAATTGACATGAATAAAATTAGAACTATTAACGCCAGTTATACCTTGCACAGTATAGACAGGAGTACCTGCTGCCGAACCTGTTGGCGTACTAGCCATGGTGTAGGTAAAAGTAGTAGAGCCTGTGCTAGTAATAACAAAAGTACCGTTATAAAGATTAGCGTCTGCCCCAGTACAACCTGAAATTGTGACTCGATTACCAGTAATCAAATTGTGGGCTGAACCAGTTGTTACAGTAGCAATCGTTCCAACCCTTGTAATACTACTAATGGTCTGTGCTGTCGTAGTTGTAGCCATTTTGAACCAAACAGTACCATCATAGACAAGCATTGGGTCAACGCCATTAACTGCAATTAAAAATGTACCGCCAGCCGTTGTAATGTTTATATGCTGAAATTTAGTATCCGTAATTCCTGTAAAAGCTACAGTAGCTACAGGTTGGGTCGCTTCATAAATAGTTGTTCCAGCCGCAGCAAACAGTTTTTGAGTTATTGGCCCTGCATAATTCATCAAGCTATTTACATCATTTTGGACTGATATTTGATATGTACCAACAACTGTTGCACTTCCAGTTGGCGGAAAACTCATAATGTAAGTAAATTGAGTTGTTGAAGTAACTGTAATTTGAAAGAACCCGTTATATTGAATTGGGGTTGCACCTGAAACATAGACATAAGTACCTGTGGTCAAACCATGAACACTTGATGTTGTTAATGTAGCCAAAGTTCCAGTATTAATAATGGTGGATATAGACACTACGCCTGTGGTCGTTAAAAGCAATGATGAACGACTAAAACCTTTTCTAAGAGTTACATCGGTAGGCGTTGGATACCAATTTTCAAGCACAACCGCATCCAATGGGTTCATTTCTGCTAAAGAATCCCTTGCGTTCCAACCCCCAATTGGGGCGGGCATAGAAGCGGTAATTGCCCGTCTTTGTTGAGCGACTGCCATGTTTAAGTCCCGTAGCCAGTATCAGGGATGTTTGCGTAACCAATAAGCACTTTGCTTGGGTATGGTGCAAACGACAATGTAGCAGAGCCTTTGTCGTTGGCTTTAGCAACATTTAGATAACGGAAATAGTCTTGTTGCAATGCAGTAGTATCAAAGCCTTTAATTTGAAAATACTTAAGTTTTGTACCTAAAACCATAACTGTATCGTCTAATACAGTAGTGTCGTTATCAGCCGTAAAGCTGTTTTTTACTTGGTCGGTAGAACTTCTAGCCCAACCTTTTGAGCGGTACTCAAAACCTAAATATTCTTGTGTGTTATATGGTGGCCATATTTGGAATTGTTGACCTAAAATACGCCAGCGAATACGAGGGCCTGTCGAAATATAACCCGATTTTAACCATTGCCATTGTTGGGCATCTTCAGGCCCCAACATTTGCCAATGTTTCGTTTTGTCCCAATGAGTATTGTCCGTAATGGTTTCAAAATCAGGGGGTAAGGGGTACTTAGTCTGTGAAAAAGTAAAGGTCACGCCTGCGTATGTACCACTAGCTAATTGGCTCATTACGATAGTTGATTGATTTAAGCCAGCGTTGTAAGTTACGCTTGACACATAGGTATCTTGGTTAATTCCTGTACCCGTAATGGAATAGTTACTATTTAGTGCAGTAGCGTTACCAGTAACAATAATGTTATAACTTTGGTCGCTAACTGTAGAACCTACAAAAGTCTGTGCATCGGTGTAAAAACGATACTCCAACTGTAATGCTTGCCAATCATATTCCTTAACCAAATCATAGCCAATACGATTCATTAGGGATAAAACTTGCTGGACATCCTGACTAGTATTACCTATCACAAAGGTAGGTACTGCAAGGTTTAATTCAGCCGTTGTTTGCTGGACAAGTTGGAGCATCGTTGATGACATAGTTACGCTTCCTTTGCGACTCTTGGTTTACGAGTTTTCTTTTCACCAACTGCCGCAAGTACAGCCGCCATTTGTTCTTGCATTAAGGCGAGCTTCGCATCAGTTTCAGCCTTGATTTTAGCAGTTTCCTCGTCTTTTTTGGCAAGTTCTTGCTTTAA